AAGCGGAGCGTGGATCCGGCGGCCGAGGCGGCCCGCCTCAAGGCCAAGGCACTGGAGACCGCGGCCCATGGACGTCCTCGCTGAACTGCGGGCCGCCCTAGAGCGGTTCGCCGAGTTTCGCCGCCGCTCCGGCGGGCCGCGAAAGCAGAAGAAGGTCAAGGTCGCCAATCGCCGGCCGGCCAAGATGGGCGCGTCGGCTGGGTGCGGCACTGGGGCCGGCGGCTTCAAAGCCGGCAACAACTGCGCCAAGGAAGACGGCATCCCGCGGAAGCCGCTCTCGCAGGGCGGCGCGCTGAAGAAAAGCGACGCGAAGAAAGACATCGCCGCCGCTAAGGCGCTTGCACAAAAAGAGAAGGCCGCCAAAGAGCAGAAAATGGCGTCCGACGTCAAGCAGCGTCGGATCGAAGGATTGCGCAAGTCAGCCGCCGAGCGCAAGGCCCAGAAGGGCGAACGCGATGCCGCGGAAAAGCAGGCCGCCGCAGAGGCCGCCGCCGCGAAGAAAGCGGCCATGCTGCAGAAGATCCGCATCAAGAAGGCGAACGAGCAACTCAAGGTTGTCGAAAAGCCGCCAGACAGGTTCTCTGGCGACGCAGACGACTCGATCCAGAAGTCTCCCGGCGAAACCCAGTTCGAGTATGCAAAGCGGCGAGTCGACGCTGATCTTAAAAAACTACACCAAGAACTTGACGCATCGGAGGCGAAGGCTGAATCCAGGCGGCAGGACGTCCTGAAGAGAATCGAATCCCTGGAAAAAGACGTGCGATCCCGGCGTGACGACGCCCAGAACTTTGCCAGGACTATCTTGGCCGGCAACCGCAAGCCAACTAGAGATGAGGTTGAGCAACAAAAGATGCTCGACAAGGTAAAGGATGATGCCAACAAGAAACTCGCCGACGCGTACAGGGAGAGAAACTCCATTGACTCCGAGTTGGCCGTCGAACACCACGACATCATCAGCGACTTTGTGAAGTCGCACGGAAAGGGCTTGGCAGACTTTCGCGCAGAAGACCAGTTTTACGACGCAGCGGCGATTGCAAAAACAAGATCCAAGTACGCCGAATCATTCAAGGAAAACACAAAAACCGCGTGGTCGTTCTTGAGCAAGGTGTCCGCGCCTCTGCATCAAGAAAAGGGCCGCAGCATCCGCGTCAAACTAGACACAGAAGCCGGAGACGCAGACTATAACGATATTACGCAAATCTCTAGGCATGGCGTCTACGGGAAGGGGGAATACAACACTAGCGCAGGCGTCATCGTTCACGAGATTGCGCACGGCCTACACTACGGCCCTCATGTAAAAACCTCTGCCTACGGGCCAGACGGCAGACCTCGCCTCCCTTCAGTGCAAGATGGGTATGAGTGGCTTCAGTCGCCGGCCTACAGGGCGCGCGCCGCCATCAAGGAGGACTACGACGCTCGCGTGGCCACTCTGCGGTCGCAGAATCAGCAGGGGCTTGAGCAAATCGTCTATCACCCCGAACGGCAAAACTACAAAATGTGGAAGCCCGCCGGCAGGGATCGGCAGAAGGAGAGTTACCTCGGTTACGCTGATCAGTATTGCGACGCAGAGAACGGGAACGCGACTGGCGCAACAGAGGTCATTTCTGTAGGGATCGAGCAACTCTACAGAAACCCGCGAGCGCTTCGCGGCGTCTACAGGTCGCACTTCGACATCACAATCCTATTTCTGGCCGGAAGGTTGCACTGATGGATAAGCCAAAAATTGCAGGCAAGGGCTGGGAACTGTGGCTTGACGAGGACTACCTGGGATGGGAGTTCTCCGGAGAGCCATACGACATCTGCAAGATGGTTTCTGATGAGTTCCCGAATCGTCGAGTAGACCAAGAGTACGACGAGAAGCACATCATCACCTGGGGGACTCGCTTTGGCCCCCTCTATGAAGACGTTCTTGCTTTCCTAGAGAAGTGGGGAATCAAGGCACGCGGCGTCGGTCTGCCGGAAATGGGCGGCGAGCGCGGGACGTATGACGAGTTGAATCCGCCGCCCCTCGACTGACTTGCACGCCTACGCGTCCACACGCTAGGCTACAGAGAGACATAACCGCTCCGCGATGGATTTCGCGGAGATCAGTGCGAGCGACTTGAGGATTCTTGTCGCGGCGTGCTTGCGGGATACCCCGCCAGCCGCCGCGTTTGCGTTTGGCTGGCTCAAAAAAGGAGCAACAGCCAAATGGCTTCCAACCTCAAGCGTCTTCAGGACCGTGCCGCGGCGATCGCCGCCCGCCTCAACGAACTCGCCGACTGCGAGGAGCGTTCCGAGGAGCAGACCACCGAACTCCGTCGCCTGACGGACGAGGCCGACAAGGTCAAGTCGGACCTGGAGTTTGAGCAGAAGTTGGCCGCCAAGGAGGCGGAACTGCGTTCGGTCGTCGAGCGGGCCGCCCCCGCCCCGGCGCCCGTCGCTGCCCCGGCCGAGGAGCCGAAGAAGGCCGAGATTCGGGCGATCAACCCGCATCACACGAGCCTGCGGGCCTTCAACGACGGCCCCGACGCCGTCGAGAGCGCCTACCGCTGCGGCCGCTGGCTGCGGGCGACGCTGTTCCGCAACCAGGAGGATCTCCGGTGGTGCCGCGACCACGGCGTCGAGAGCCGCGCTCTGAACGAGGGCAGCAACTCGGCCGGTGGTGCGCTGGTTCCCGAAGAGTTCGCCAACCGCGTGATCCGGCTGGTCGAGACCTACGGCACCTTCCCCGGCGCCGCCGAGAACGTCTCGATGAACCGCGACACGATGGTGGTGCCGAAGCGCCTGTCCGGCACCACGGCGTATTTTATTGGCGAGGGGTCGAGCATCAGCGAGAGCGAGCCGACCTACGGCAACGTGTCGCTCGTCGCCAAGAAGTTGGGCGTGTCCTGCCGGATGTCGACCGAAGTGGTCGAGGATGCCCTGGTGTCGCTGGCCGACAGTGTGGCTGCTGAATTCGCGACCTCGCTGGCCTACAAGATCGACACCTGCGGCTGGCTCGGCTCGGGGACGTCCGAGTTCGGCGGCATCAACGGCATCGTGAACAAGATCAACGACGGCACGCACACGGCGAGCGTCGTGACGGCGGCCTCGGGCAACACGGCGTTTGAGACCCTCGACATCGAGGACTTCCTCGGCGTCATCGGCAAGTTGCCGCTCTACGCCCGCCAGGGCGCTGCGTGGTACGTCTCGCCGGCCGGCTACGCCGCGTCCATCAGCCGCCTGAAGTATGCGGCCGGTGGCAACACGGTCGACAACCTCGGCCGCGATGCCGGTGAGTCGTTCCTCGGCTACCCGGTGCGGATGGTTCATGTCCTCAACAGCACGCTCGGCGCTGACACCAACAAGGTCAAGGTGCTGTTCGGCAACATGGGCCTGTCCAGCATCTACGCCCGTCGTCGGGACTTCTCGGTGCGGCTGTTCGATCAGGTCTACGCGACCACCGATCAACTGCTGCTTCAGGGGACCATGCGGTTCGACATCAACCACCACAGCCTCGGCAGCACTTCGGAGGTCGGCCCCGTCGTCGCCCTCAAGTCGGCTGCTTCGTGATAAAGGAGCCAAAAGCAAATGATTCACTCCCAGAACCATAAGGTTGTCGCCGAAGTCCCGGCGGCGGCTGTCGGTGCGACTGCGACTGCCACCCTGACGATCGACACCATCGGGTACGACCACGCCAGCGTGACCGTCCTGCGGGCCAGCAACGCCAGCACGGTGTTTGCAAACGCCGTGAAGGTCGAAGAGTCGGACGACAACTCGTCCTACTCCAACGTCACGGCGCTGGTTGGCGGTGGCACTGGCGGCTTCTCGATCCCTGCCGTGACTGTGGCCGGGACGGCTTCCGCTGCCATCCTCAAGATGGACATCGACACGAAGGCCAAGAAGCGCTACCTGAAGGTGTCCTACACCCCCGGTGCGTCGGCGAACGTGGCGATCGTGGCTCGCCTGGGTCGCGGCGAAGAGTCGCCGGCCACGGCGGCCGACGCCGGCGTCCTCGGTCTCGTCAAGGGCTAGTCCTGCATAAGCGGGACGGCCATTGACGGCCGACAAAGGCGCAAGGATGCGCGCCCGCTCCTCACAAGGAGCGCACGATGCTGGTTCGCGTTGGTAATTGTGAAGCCGAGGTCAAGGTGGCCGCTCTCATGAGCGTGCCACGCCTCGGCTTCACGGATAATTTCTTCTGCATCTCCCAGGCGCTAGCGCCGCACAAGATCGCCCCGATCAAATACACCGGGGCGTTCTTTGGCCAGTGCCTACAGCGGACGATGGAGCAGGTCATCGACACGCACGACGTCGTGCTGACGATCGACTACGACACGATCTTCACCGCGAAGACCGTCGAGGCGCTCCTGGCGCTGATGATGTATTCCGGCGTCGACGCCATCGCGCCGCTCCAGACCAAGCGGGAAGCGAACACAGTGATGTTCGCACTGCCTGGGGTCACCTCCGACGACAAGACAACGGTCGAGAACGACTGGTTCTCCAAGCCGGTGCAGTTGGTCGAGACGGCCCACTTCGGCTGCACGTTCATCCGCACCGAAGCCATCAAGAAGATGCCGAAGCCGTGGTTTCTCGCCGAGGCCAACGCCGAGGGGACGTTCACCGGCGGCCACGTTGATGAGGACATTTACTTCTGGAAGAAGTTTCACGCCACGGGAAACAAGTTGGGGATCGCCACCAGCGTCAGCGTCGGCCACGCCGAACTGATGATTACATGGCCGTCCAGGACCGTGGAGTGCGGCAAAGTTCAGCAGCACACGACCGAGTTCTGGAACAGCGACAGGACGCCGCCAGAGGGCGCATGGGGGTTTGTGAAGTGAGAGTCAAAATCGTCAAGGAGTTCGGCGGCTACAAGGTCGGTCAAGAGTTTGACTGGGGCGACGGCATGGCCAGAGTCCTGCTCGCCCGCGGCCTTGTCCAAGAGATCGAAGAGCGCGGCGAAGAGACCGCCGCCGTGGAACTTCGCGTCGAGAAGGCCGTCCAGCCGCAAGGAAAGAAGAGGCACAAGTGACCGTCACTATCGTCTACGGCTCGCCGCAGCAGCCCGACTCCGCGATCACCCCGTACCGCAGCCTGACGCGACATACGGCGCCGGCCGTCGAGCCGGTGACGCTCGCAGAGGCCAAGGTGCAGTGCCGCGTCGACACGAGCGACGACGACGCCTACATCACGACGCTGATCGCCACGGCCCGCGAGTACGTCGAGAGCGTCCTGGACATCTCGATGATCACGACCGTGTGGGAGGCCCGCTACGACACGTTCCCGCTGTGGGAGATCATCCTCCCCAGGCCACCCATGCAGAACGCCAACGTCACGCTGGTCTACCGTGACGAGGGCGGCGCCAATCAGACGCTGACGAGCGGTACTGGCGCGTTCCAGACGGACTTTTATGCCACGCCTGGGCGAATCTTCCCGATCTACGGCGGCGTCTGGCCAGCCGTCCGGGGCGACGAAAACAGCGTGCTGGTTCGGTGGTCGGCCGGGTACGGGGCTTCCGGGGCGAGCGTGCCGAACGTCCTCAAGCACCTGATCCTCTTGCTTGTCGCCCACTGGTACGAGGCCCGCCAGCCGGTCGCCGCCGGCGGCCAGATGCCGATTCCGACCACCTTTGAGACGCTGCTGGCCGCCTCCGGATGGGGCGGATACCGATGACCATTGAGGCGCAGGTCACAGCCACCGTGTCGGCACGGTCGGCCACGACAAGTGGCTTGACGTCCTCGATCACCGACCACCCGCTGACGTTCTTCTTCGACGTCGGCGACTGCACGACGGTCTGGAGCGACCGACGCACGTTTGCGTCTGGCTACGACGAGGTCGATTTCTCGGCCATCGGCATCGGCACGGTGAAACTCCTGTGCCTCAAGAACCTGTCGACGACAAACCAGATTGCCCTGTCGGCCGGCTGGACGGGGAGCCAGTTCAGCGTCTTCCGGCAGGACGCGTCGGCCTGGAACTTCTCGCCGATGGTGAACCTCGGCTCGCTGACCCTGCGTGGCTACCCGATCCGCGAGGGCGGGGCGTTCATGCTGTGCAGCCCGAACTCCGCTGGGTTCGGCACGACGTCCGGCGGCAGCATCCTCCGCGTCGGCGGCACGAGTGGGCAGAACTACGAAATCTACGTTATGGGAACCTGACCAATGGCGCTCAATGCTCAAATCGCCCTCTCCATCCTTGCCCACGAGACGTCGATCGGCGACCTGTCGCGGACGCTGCGGGCCACGCCGGCCAACTACGCCCTGTCGATCACTGACGGCACCGGGGCCAATCAGGCGCAGGTGGTGTGGAGTGACTCGCGGACGGCGACGACGGCGAACGACGACCTATCGCTCTCGGCTCTCTCGGACACCCGCGACGGAGCCGCCGTCGTCGTGGCCTTCACGCAGATCAAACTGGTCTATGTGAGGAACACGAGCAGCACGCAGAGCCTTCGGATCGGCGGCGTGTCTGGATTGACGGCGTTTAGCGGGCTACCAATCAACGTGTTCATCGAGATCCCTCCTGGCGGGTGCTATCTCGTTGCGGGGCCAAGCGACGGCGGTTTTACCGTATCTTCAGGCGTCAATGCCTCTATCGCTCGCTTCGCCGCCGCCTCCGGCTCCTGTACCTACGACGTCATCTTCATCGGCGAAGGCACGGTTACATGATCATCGGCCGCATGAGGGAGCGGGTCACGATCCAGTCTCCGACAGAGGTTCGCACCTCGGTTGGCGAGACGACTTTGACCTGGGCCACGCTGGCGACGGTGTGGGCCAGCGTCGACGGCCTATCGACGCGGGACATTCTGCAGGCCCAGCAGGCCAATCTCGTGGCCACGCACCGCATCCGGATCCGCTACCGGGCCGACGTCACGCACACACAGCGGATCCTGTGGCGCGGGCGGACCATGGAAATCGCCAGCGTCGTCGAGCGAGACAATCGCACGGCCCTGGAAATCCTCGCCCGAGAGGTGCAGTGATGGCCATCGACAATTTCGGACGCGCGCAGGCATTCATTCGCATCGGCGTCGAAGGCGTTCGCCCTGTCCTGGACACCCTACAGAACGTCGCCGGAGCCTTGGCCGCAGGCGACGCGCTGGAGCGAGTGCTGCAGCGAGCGGCGCGGCCGATCAGGGACGGCTACCGCGCCGCCGCCCTGCGTCACGACGCGACCGGCAACCTCGCCAAAAGCACGACCATCAAGACCAAGACGTACCGCCCCGGTGTCTCGGTGGCCATTGCCGGCCCGCGGCACACCGGGAATATGGGGGCCACAGGACAACAGGCAAGTGGCAATCACAGTTGGTTGGTGGAGTTCGGGTCCAACGGCCGCCGCAGCCCATCCAGCCGCG